ATACTGTTGTAACAGTTCCTGTACCACCACCTGCAGCGTTGATAATCCTCCAACCTGTACTTGTGTACTCGTATGTTCCTTCAACCGAATCGGTTTGATATACGATGAGACCAACAGCAGGAGATGAGATGGCAGTACGTTGAGTACTTGTCATCCGAGGAGGGAGGAAGCCTTTGGTGGTTGATGTTATATGTACTGCTGCTGATGCTACATCGGATGCTGAACCAAAACCAAAATTCTTACTTGTCCCAAATGCTCTATAAACTAAAGTTCCTGCATCAAGGTCTGCACCTTCCATCCTAAAATCAAAATCACGAATATTATGTCCAGTCTTTGATGATATACCAAATGTTGCTATATATCCATAACCTCCTGCATCCCAAAATCTTGTAAAGGCTTGATTTTGTGACGTACCATCTGTATATAATGTAAGTATTTTATCATCTGTTGAAGTACCTCCGTAAGTTTTAATATTTATATTCCTTGTACTTACAGAAGAACTATAAAAATTTCCTACATTAAAATCAGCGTAACTTGTAAGAGTTCCCGATGAAAGATTTTGTCTTGTTAAATGGACACCACCTCCACCATAAACAGATGTCCTATTCATATAAACATATAAATCATATGTAGCGGGTATTAATGCTTGAAGTATTTTTCCACTTGTAGCATCTGCCGTTAGGTCTGTATATGTAGTTCCGTTTTGCGTTCTAATATCCCCACTCACCCTCGCAGTTCCGTTGACATCAAGTAAATACGTACTCTCCGTAGTTGTTCCCAACAAGAGGCGACCTGCTGCGGTTAAAGTTGCTTGTGCAGTTGATGACGCACCTGCTGCGAACTTTATCTTTCCTGTTGCAAAATCATTCAATATTGCAATATCTCCGTTAAAAAAGTTTCCTAAATACGAATCATTGGCAGTAATAATTTTGTAAGTGTTTGTCGATGATGAGTACTTGCCAAGATTAAGAGCATTTGCACCGTCACTATTTATTTCAATTACTGCTGCTGACCCTGTACCAGCTGTCTTATTATTTATTATGATGCTTGTAACAGCATTTTGGTTTTTTTGTAATTCAAGTATATTTGCTGGACTATTTTTACCAATACCTAACCTATTATTTGTATCATCCCAAAAGAAATTAGCATTGTCTTGAGCAAGTACACCACTTGCACCTGCGAATAATACTGAACCTGCCGTTGCTGATGTAATTGTATCGCCTATTGCTATTACGCCTCCACCTAATCCTACCCAGTTAGTACCATTGTAAACATTGGCAGCAAGTGTAGTGGTGTTGTAGATGACAAGACCAGTGGCAGGTGATGCTATAGCGTCACGCTGTGTGGTGTTCATACGGGGAGGAAGGAAGCCTTTGGTGGTGGAATTAATTGTTAACTGAGATGATGGGGCATCTGTAATTGTTCCCAAAATAAGATTTCCAGAACCTGTTAATCTCATTCTCTCTTCACCTAAAACAGTACTAACATCTGGTCCATTATTTGTAAAGAACGATAATCCAATACTGCTAGAACCATTAAGCACAAATCCATATCCAGAATAACTATTATTCTGAGATAAATTTACTGACGCAGTATTGTATTGTGTACCATAACTAATGAAAGGAGTATTTGTATTGTTTTTAAGTTGTACAACTACTTGTCCAAATGCTGCACCGCCTCCTTGAATACCACCAAAAAATTGACTTGCAGTAGTAATACTACCATAAGCAGTTAGGTTATTATTAAACAATGAATCCCCAAATGCTTCAAAACCTCCAGCACTTACTGTTAACTTATTACTTGTCCTAGCAGTTCCCTGCACATCAAACTTATAACCTGCGTCAACCGTGCCTCCCAATATAGCATTACCACTACGATACATAGTCAGTACAGGAGTGGCATATCCATTGAACTCAAAACCCATTCTGTTTGAGGCTGAATTATTACCCTCATATCTAAAAGTCCAAGATATTGAGTTACCAATAGACTGAGACGTTCCTAAATAAAACTGCGTAGTGTTACCAGCAACTGCATTGTTTGGAGCCATGAACGAGGCTACAGACACATAGTTGTTTGTTTGGGTTGTAATTAAGTCAAGCAGTCTTACAGGAAATGGATTATTTACGCCAATGTTTCCTCCAGTAAAGTTTATGAAGTTCCCGCCCATAGTAACAGTCCTGTTACCAGTCAGAGTTCCATCTGCTGTATAGATGTTGCTAGTTATAACATCCGCCCATGACAGAGCACTACCGTCTGTACTAAGGAACTTACCTGTGTTGCCTGTCTGAGAAGGAAGAACTGAGTAGTCTGTTCCAAGTGTTGCTGCAACCAATACCCCCGAACCGTCAGTCTTCAGTAAAGAAGACAAGACTGAAGATTGTTGGATTGATCCTGTCACTTGTAGTTTAGCAATACCGCTATCGGTAGTACTTCCCAAAAGAAGATTACCTGCTAGCCAAGTGGAGGTTGTTGATGAGTTACCAATCCATGTACGATTGGATTCATTTGGAGAAACACCTACAGACTGATAACCTATGAATATATTGTTGCTTCCAGTTCTATTTGCGAATGTAGTACTAGTTCCATATCCGGAATATGCGCCTATCGAAGTGTTGTTACTTCCAGTTGTACTCCAGTTTAAGGCTTGCATACCTAATACCGCATTGAACTCTCCTGTAGTGTTTGAATACAAAGAGTTAGCACCAAACGATGAGTTGTTCGAGTTTGTGGTATTGTACATTGAAAATGCCCCAAACGAAGAGTTTGCTGTTCCGGTAGAATTTAAGCGTAATGCATCTCTACCAACCGCAGAGTTGCTACCACCTGTTGTATTATTCCTTAAAGCTTGAACACCTACAGCAATATTACTACCTCCTGTTGTGTTATTCTCTAATGCCCATGTTCCAATAGCGACATTATAGTTTCCAGATGTATTAAGATATAAAGCAGATACACCATTGGCAGTATTGCCAGTTCCTGTCGTATTGGTAATCAATGCCTGATTTCCAATTGCCGTATTATTTGCAATATTACCATTGCCCCTACCAACAGTCAGACCATTAACCAATAAGTCCTTTTCAAATGAAAGCGTAAATGCTCCCATTGTAACAGTCCTGTTCGCAGTCAAAGACCCATCACTATTGTAGATGGTTGGAATAGTAAATGTCCTGTCAGCACTTAGGTCTTGCGTAGTGCCATTGATTGTAAGCGTCCTAGCATTAGGAATAAAAGATGGAGTGATCCACTGAGTGTTGTAGTCTGCAAGAGTACCCTTAACTAAGAACTGACCAATCGTACCACCTGCAGGGACTCCCGGTCCAACCATACCTGCATTACCTGAATGCACCACAACCTTGTAAGCATTAGTAGAAGGAGCAGCAGCAAAGGATACATTCACCGAATTGTTACTAGTGACAGTCACGTCCGTTAGGACCTGAGCACCGCTCGTAACTTCGTACACCTGAACGAGAACACAGTCATCGTTAAGGTTGTGTGAAACACTGTAAACAGTATTAACTCCATCGCCAACATTCTGACAGAACGCTGCGTCAATTGGAAACTGAGAGACAGCATAGTCTCCCAAGTCGTATGGAGGGATTGGTAGATTAGTATGGACACATGGAACGTGATTGCGCAGGATCGCCATGAGGTCCTCGTACACGTCATAGATTCCTTCTTGAGTCGCTCCCCCGAGCAGCAACACTCTCAGCATGTCAGTCAAGTGACTGAATAATGTCTGCGCCTTTTCAAAGTCAGGGAAGTCGCCATTACATTCAATGGACTTTTGTCTCAACACCTCGATCATGGGGATCAGGTCCTCAATCGGCTCGGGGGTACACGCCTCAGCTGTAACCGTTTTGCTAATTGTTTCCTGTATACTTAACCACGCATATGTCTGATGAGAGTATGTAAGCGTAGAAGCCAGTGTAATCGTGTACACTGCATCGTAGTAGCTTCCGTTATGCTGAAGGTTAATCGCTGCAGTGGTGCTAGTCTTGGTCCCCGTAGGGATGCTCACAGCTGTCCATGCTCTAGTAGGAGCAGTGTTGCTATAGTTGGCAACGGTATAGATAGTACTATCCGAATACGACAGGTTCGGGGTGAACACATCAAAGTTCTCAGTCATCACCAACCCAACAGGCTCGTATTGAAATACGTAGTTCCTAGTGAACGTACTGATCACAAGGTCAGTGGTTCTAATCTCGTACTTTATAATGTATGTTCCGCACTGGACACCGCCAGTTGAACTGAGTCTAAGTCCTGTAGAAAGAGTGCCCCCCGAACTGGTAACATCAGGAGTAGAAAAGTTACCAGTCCTAACGTAGCCGTCCGGCTGAGTAATTGTAAAAATACCTACAGCACCAACAGGATATGTAGTCGCATCTGTCAGTACAAGCGTGGGGGCACTAGTCAGATCATATCTGACATTGAAGGATATACTGGTTACGGTCGGCATATTATTGCAAATTTCCAAAACTTATTTCCCACATTGCCGAAAAAGACAGTATGAAAAACCCCAGTATAGAAATACCGGGGTTAAACCAAACTAAAACCAAACTAAGAGAGACAGTCTTGATTATTTCTTTGACTTAGATTGTATGGTTTGATATACTTTCTCTCCCTTGGCGTTGGTTGCACAATATCCAAGCAGCTCCTCGATGTGGTCTCCACCTGTTGTTCTAGATACAACCAAGATCACTTCGCCATTAGGCCATGTGAACCTTGACTGCTCAACATCAAACTGGATTACTCCCTTAGTCAGCGCCCTGTTAATAGTTGCCTTCATCACGGCCTGCTTGTTGTTGATTAACTCAATGAATGATGCTGGGTCGTTGTCTGCCAATTCCTCTAGGTAGTTTCTCAGAATCTCAACTTTTCTAGCGTCGTCCTGACCAAGAGCAGCGGTATAGTTTCTTACATCTTCGGCACTCAGATCAGCGGCAGCATTGAGTGCTTCACGCTTGAGGTTCCTCTGCTTGCTTTCCTTAACTGACTTAACAGCCTCGTCAACAAGTTCAAAGATTACTTCCTTGCTTGTATCCCTATTCGGATTAGATCCGTTATAGTTACACAAGGATAGATAGGAATGGATGTCCTGATCAGCAGATCTGCCACCGATTAAGATCATGTGACCACCCTGATTACCGTAGAAGAATAGATCGTAGAACGAGTGTACCCCGTCAGCTGCAACAGATCTTACAGCACCGATTGGAACGTACTCCTGCTTTACCTCATCCCAGATCTCGTCTGTGATTGGCACGTTCTTAGCAGAAGGGATGGCCCACTTCGTTGGGTCCATTGGGTTGGGAGTTATCCCTGATACTCGGTACACAGCTTGCTCACCCGGCTTAAGTCTAGTCTTAGCAATAAGTTCGGGGGACAGCTGATTAAAAAGCTTAGTTACTTTCATCTTAGTTTATTTGGTTTTAAAAAAAAAGGGAGAGGATTGCTCCCCTCCCCTATGTAGCTTACTTCAGCTTGAAGCAATTCTGGGCATCCAGAATCTCCAAACCTTGAATACTAGAGTAGTGTACCTCGAGTACAGAACGCTCACTTGTTGGAACTGGAGCCAGACCACCGAGAAGAGTTTCACGGTATTTGAAATCTGTTCCACCTTCAGTCATGTAGCGAACTTGCATACGATCTACCATTCCGCCATCGTTGGTCTTAACCTTAGAAGCAGGAACACCATAAGCAGCATCCTTAGCGTTATAACCGCCAGTGAAGTTTACGATGTTTTGGTGATCGAGGATTGGCAAGTACTTCTTGTAATAGGTACGTCCGTAGATCTTAACGGTATCGATACCGAGTTCGATCTCTTTACCAGCGATCTGGAAACGTGCACCTTGAGACAAGAGAGCAGAGTTACCGAGGTTGTTAAACAGGTTGTCCCAGTAGATGTTCTGAGTTGTACCTACGAAGAGGAAATACTCTTGAGGAGCACGCCTCTTGTTCAACAACTGAGTCAATGCACTGATGTCAGCAAGAGCAACAGAACCAGAAGTCAACAAGCTGATGTCATTACCAAGAGAGGTAACATACTGATCAAGACCCATTGTGGTTTGAACTGGCTTACTTTCAGCATCAAGCAGCACTGGTGATGCATCACTGAACTTGGTTGTACTCTTACGTCCAAACATCAAGGCAGCAGAGATGTCATTCCTGAATTTCATCAGAGACTCGTGCTGACCCTTGTACATGTAGAACGGTTTGCCTTGGAAGTCAACTTCAACCTTAGAAGCTTTCTGGATATCGGTAACCTCGAACTTGCCCTTGAAGGACTGAACTTGGTTAGAATATTTGGTAACACCCCACTTCTTAGCGTTAGGAGAAAGAGAACCTTCACCGTTTGCGTTAGAGAAGAAAGAGATCTTACCGCCAGATACAAGAGTAAGAACTGATGCGTCAACACTCTTAATGTTCAGAGTCTTGCTTGCAGACTTTGCTGTAACATAACCAACTTTACCGTCAGGGAACAATACAAGTTCGCCAGCGTTTACAAAAGGATAGGCAGCAGCAGAGGTAGCAGTGTCAAGATCTGCAGTGATAGCGGTAGTACCAGAACCAGTTACGGCAGATACTGCACCGAGAACATAAAGTTCTTCGTTAACGAAATGATTGTACTCAGGAACTGATGTAGGCTTAGAACGGCCTGTGAGTTCAATGACATCCAAGAAGCTAGCTTCTTCGTTAGTGATGTCGAGTACCTTGTTGAGGATTTCTCTCTGATCGAGAAAGTCGATAGAGGAAACATACTGTTTTGTAATAGCACCAATAGATCCGGCCATAGAATATTAATTTAAAAAGGGTTATTTAGAAATACCCCTGTTGGCAAACGCCTGTAAGAGTCCGGCTTTAAAATCACCTGAGCTCTCGGTAGGTACGTCCCCAACTGAGGCAGTACTTGGGTTTTTAATTTCCTTTGTCACCTCGCTTCTGCCTAGTGTCTTACCGTAGTTGATGAGAGACTTCTCAAACATTTCCGGATTCTGTGAATACGCAGCGGTCTTATACCATCTGTTGTAATCCAGCTGACCATCGGGGTTAGCAAACTGACTAAAGAACTTGTCATTATCGATAGTCATATCAAACAACGAATTTGCTTCAGGTAACTCGTAATTAAAATCACCTTCAGATGTCTTAATGGAAATCTTCTTCGCCTCCAATAAGTTCTTGGTGTATTGATTACTCTTTACCTCTTGCTCAAATCTCCTGAGTTGCTCTACAGCTTCGTCATTCGATTCTTGCACAACTTCTTGATCCGGAGCCTTGAAGTTGTTTTGCCAATCTAGATACTGATTACGGACTTTAGAAGCCTCAGACTTAAGCAACTCTCTGCCTAGTTCAGAATCTTCTTCTCCCCATTCGTCAGAATCAATCTTAAACTTGTCAACTACCTGAGTCTTATAAAGACGATCAAACGCCTTATCAGAAAGGTCAGCATACTGTTCACGGAGGTTACGTCTCATAACATCCTCGTCAGACATACCGTTGAAGTCAACAAGCTTGGCTTGCAAATACGGTGTGATATCACCTGTCTTCTCATAGAACTCTACGACATTCTTAATGAAGTCGTCTTTGAACTTATACTCCCGAGCTGTTTCCTTTTCAGGAGTTGGATTATCAAAACTTGTATTTTCTGCAGGTTTTGATACTGGTTCCGCAGCTGGTTCCGATACTGGTTCCGGTGCAGCAGCAGGTTCTGAAACTGGTTCAGGTGCTGTTTGTCCGGCAAACTTGAAATCATCTACGTTTGCACTTGAGAAATCTATAGTCTCTTCCATAGTTTATTTATTTGGTTTTACAAAATTCAATTACCTTATTTACAATGATGTGGAAAACACACCCTGAATTATTCTATCGGTCCGTACCTCTCATCTTCTGCAACCATATTCTCGTCTTCCTCTTCCATCTCAAACGGAATATCATCGTTCATTGCTGGTGGCATCATTGGTTGAGACATCATAGGCTCGTCATCCGGTTGACCCATCTTGATCTTGGTGACGTTCTTCTTACCCTTGTTCTCAACTTCTTTGGTTGTAACCTTCCCGGTCTGCCTCATCTGCTCAAGCTGTAGTTCGTACTGGTACTTCATCTCCAGCATCTTGGCGTCCATCTCTTTCTCAAGCTGAATTAATTGCGCCTTCACCTGACCTTCCACTTGAATGGTCTGCTGCTTAGCTTGCTCTGCAACCATCGCTGACTCCTGTTGTGTCTGTGCATTCATCTGCTGCATTCTGATCGCCTTCTGCTCTTCCTCTTCCTTACGCTTCTTTATCTTATATCCCAATAGCTGTTGAGCAACCTTAAGGTTATCGGTGTTCTGTATGATGATGGCATCCTCGATATCTAACATTCCATTTGCCTGACCAGCTTGAACCTGCTGCATCAGCATCGCCCTCTGATCATCAGTTGGTTTGTCTTCTAAGAAGATTCCAAACTCATGGAGAGAAACGTTGGAAGACATCTTGAAGAACTTCATGGTGTTAGAACCAAGCGCCCTGATGTATCCCTTAACCTCACCCATCTGGGCAACGTCCTGCAACCTGAGTATGATGTCGTTTGACAGAGACTCCAGAAGTTTCTTATCTCCAGATACTATATTATTAAGTGCATTATTAGTTCCTTCGTATGCAAGCTTTGCGACAGTGGTTAGCGTCCTTGGATCAGGAGTAGAACCGTCAGTCATCTCATTCATTCCCGTGATGTCACGGACCATCTGGATGTGGTTCTGTATCAACTGCCAGTAGTTCATTGCGTCACGGCCCAGTCCATTCTCCAATTCTTCAATTGGTTTGTAGTTGGTGGCACGTCCCTGTGCGTCAAGCTTACGATACACTAGTGTACCAGTCTTATTGTACAGGTCAAGTACCTTCATAGGAGACAGCTTCTTACCGCCAGCTCCCAGTGGAATCTCCTCCAGTGCGCCCATTTCAATCATGATACCCTTAGGTCTTGACTGGTTGATAGCGTTCTGTAGTCTGTACCAAGCGATCTGGATGGCGTCAGCGATTGGGATCAGCTGTTCCATAATCCCTACCGCCCTCATATCCCAGAACTCCGGTGCATATATGTGGTAAGACATCTTGGTGTCCATCAGGCTTGACTTGGCACGCTTCATGTTTGTACATAAACCGTAGTCAAAGATGTGATCGGTGTCGATTATCCAGCGACCCTTGTAAACAACCTTATAAGCTACACGCTCAAACTTATCCTTGCGCTTGTTTCTGTCTTCGTAGTTTGCAGGAGCGTATACTGGATTTCCACGCCTGTCAATGCGCTGTTCGTAAACCAACTCATTAACGGAGAAGAACTCAATGTCGAGTACACGAATCTTAAATCTATCATATCCTTTATTAAATATTGAAAGAGAAGCCTGAAATTCATTTGGATTGCCGTACTTGCCTAGGACGTTCTTTGCAAGGTCTTCATACTGCTCAGTTGTGAACTGGTCACCTGCCATTTGCTTTAGATCAGCAATGGTCAACTCAATCACCTCACCAACATATGATGCGTCAGAGAAGTCCTTATTCTTACAGCTATTGATGACGATATTCCTAGGGTTAATAGTCCTGATCTTGATGGCGCCATTTGAATCCACAAACTCCTTGTATCCTCCCACACCAAAGTCAAACAGATCTTCCTTGATCTTCTCACGCATCTTCTCGATCTCGTTCTGTTCGAGTACCAGCTTAATACCCTGCTCTGCCTCGATTGCCATCTGATGCTTGAACGTGTAGTTCATCTGCATCTCCAGCTCTTCCATATCCTTAGCTTCCTTTGGATCTAGTTGCAGCTCGGGGGATTCCAGTAGACTGGGATCTATCTTAGCAGCCTGTTCACGAATCATCAGCTTTGCCCTAGTCTTAGCAAAGTAGTCGTCAACCTCCTCATTAGCTAGTGCGTCAACAGGTGTAGCTGTGATGTTATAATCTATCTTCGAAAGTTTGCCAATAGCAATTCTCCTAAACTTCGGTACTATTGGAATAACAGACCAGTCAACATTTAACCATGTTTCAGTTGCCTCGTCTTCAACTCCCATCAGTGGACGGTACTTGGAAACGGACTGGTTACCCATTGCGTACTGCTTGTATACCTCGTACTTGTATCTGGCGTTAAAGAATATGTCTCTAGGGTTGTCGTTGTTCCAAGAGGACCATGCAGCTTTTGCATATTGCTTGATCCAATCCTTTCCTTTTTCCTTGGGACTAACTAAGTGTGACGGGAAATCATAAACATTCATCTCGAATTATTTATTTTATGCGGTTTGAAATACTCTTTAACTTCTTTTACTTCGGTCATGTCTCTCCTTACTTGCTTCACCTGATCTGCTATCAGTGCATACCCAGCTGCCATAGCAGCATCGTATGCAGTAGTGTTTGATATGTCGAACTCCAACCAGTCGTTTATCAAGTCCTTGAAGTATACCTTCTCGTAGTACTCGTTGATGTACGACTCAGTTAGTTCAGCAATGTGTTGGTGCGTCTTCGGTGACGCTGCTATCCCGGGTTGCGTTCTCTCTGGTAACCACATCAGGAAGTTGCTATAACCTCTGTCGTTGAAGTAGTGCATCATCCCAATCTTCTGGTTCTCAAACAGGACCTGACATCCGTAGTAGACAGCTGTCTTGATCATGTCCTCGTAGAAGATCTGAACCGACTCAGGTCGGTATATATATTTACACACGAATGAGTAGTTATACATATCATCTTCCTTGACCGAGTTATACTTCTGCAGAACCAGAGCAGCTCCATTAGAGCGCCTCCCGTCCTGTGTTTGGTTGTGATCCACTGGGTCTACACCCATTACGAATCCGGTATTGTTTGAGTAATACGACTCACCCCTTCGGGCAATCCTATTACTGTCTTGTTCGTTTTCAAATAACCTCACCACTTCCCATCGTCCACTTCTGTTAGGTTCCCAGACCACCTTCGTGTCCCTCTCTCCGTTTTGCCAAACAAAGTTTCCTCTGGTTGTTATATTCTCCTTCCAACTCAGCCTGTCCATCCTCTCGTTCAACTTCATGGCGTCATACAGACATTTACTTCCGTCTATCCTGAACGCCTCTTCCCAACTCAAAGGCTCCTTTCGGATCACAGAGCTAAGAGCTCTTGTGTCATTTGCTAAAAGCTTACGCTCCTCAAGGATCTCATCTAAAGCTTTCTCTCTGTGAGCGTGACCGAACCTGTCATAGTATCTTGTCTCATCCGCTGGACAGAAGTACCTGTACAGTCCACTGGGAGTCCTCTTACCGGACTTCTTTATCTGGTCAGAATTGTCCCATATCTTTTTGAACGGAGCGCCCCCCTGTTCCATATCCTCGACCGTGGTGGTGAGTAGCGCCTTTCCAATAATCCTACCCTCGTCATCGAGATGGCAGTACCTTGTTACCAAGTACCTATCCCATACATTAACATCAGCGGTCTTACCGACCTCGTCTCCTAAGTACCTGTGTATCTTCTGTCCGTCATAAGAGATCGCCTCTGATGTCTTCCAGTCAATTGCAGATTCAAGTTCTTCTTCGTCTTTAATTTGGTTTGCCTTCTTACCCTTTACGGTAGTCTGGTAGAATCTAAGCTCCGATGTTGGTGTCAGTCCCTTGGACTGGTCGTACACTGGAACAAAGAAGTCTGGTAGTTTTTTGAATGGTTGAACGACAGCCTTACGGAATACCTCCTTGGCGTCAGATCCTGTCTTGGACTGTATACCAGATCGTGCGTTGTTTGTTCTCGATGTATATTCATATAAGAAGACCCCACCCCTGAACGTCTTACCTTGCCTACGCTTTGTAATCTCGACCATGCCAAAGCACTCTGGATCTTCAATGCAGTAATGCAGGAAGTAAAAATATTTTCTATCTGTGTCTCTATACTTTGGTAGTCCGGTGTCTAGGTTCCAGTAGCAAAGGTAGAAGTAGTGTAACCCTGTTACGTATACATCAATACCGTTTGACTTAAACCAGAATCCGTTAAGCCTACGGTCCCATTCCTGTTGTCTGAACTGTTCTAGGTTTGGATCGAAGTGCTCCTTATCTTCCAGCTGCCTCTCAATCTCTTTGTCCCTTAGCTTCGTGTAATCCTTTGGAAGCTTCGTGGGTTCCCAGTACTGTTCATCCTTCTTGGGAGACCTAGCGTATACACTCCTCTTCTCAACCTGACCAGTAAGCAGATTATATACATAACCAACTGGAGGTAGGTGACAGATTAGACCTTGTATGTCCTCTTGTGTACCGCTATCTATTGTTTTGAACATTGGCTGCTATCTCTTCTGGTCTTAGTCTCTTCTTTATGGTGATTGCCTCCTCAAGATTTGTATCTCCACCACTGAGGTCTCGATAGTATTTCTGAAGGCGTTGGTATATCTCGTCTTGTGAGGACATGATCTGTGTCTTTATGTTGATCGCCTGTAGAATATCCTTATCCTTATTACCCTCCACTGGCATCATAACCCTGCGGTTGTATTCGTAGAACGCCTGCTCATTGCTGACGATCATGGACCACACCCAGTTATTCTGATACTTTAAGTATTTGATGATAATATCCAACAGCGTTTCATGTGGTTCGTCATCAATCTTAAAATCAAACAAGCTGACCACGTTGTCCTTAATCAGGTCGTATCCAGCTATCGATGCAGCAAACTCCTTCCTCTTACCAAGCTCCGGGTAGTGTTGTCTTAATGGACTGCTTACGTCATACATCAGTATCACGTACCTAAGCATCTTGTCCTCACTGGGGCCGACTATATCCTTCAGCTTTGGATATGCAGTTGTCAAGGATTTCTTGACAGTTGGATCGAACTCCATCGTGGAATATTCCTTATCTGCAATCATAAACTTGTTTATATATGTCCATCCTATTGGTAGATTTTAGTGAGTAGTTTTCTTTGCACCACTTGTAGAGGGATTCCCCCCGAGCTTTTCTCAGTTCGGGATTCTCAACCAGCTCCGTAACCCTGTTCACAAACTCATTCTCGCCATTGAAATAGCTTACTGGCATTCCCAAGTATGGGTCAGCCTGAGATACCACAACTGGCATCTTAAGTGCAGCATATTCCAAAACCTTTAGGTTACTCTTCATGCTGTTAAACTGTGTGGGTTTACTCGGAAGAATTCCGATATCACCAACATATTTAGACATGTAGCTCTTGGAATCTGCCCAAGGCATCAGCCTGTACGGTATATCACCGCCAGCAGTTAGGTTCTTAACCAGTATGTCAAAGAGCGGACTCTCATGGTGTCCTGCTATCACCACCTCAATAGGCAGGTGTTTAAGCTTCTTCATCGCCCCGGCTATGATTGCCGTGTTACTGAAGTTCATTATCGTACTTGCATAAAGCAGTCTGACCTTGTCGCTCTCCGGCATCTTCCTACTCCTGAACTGTCCCTTACCGTAGTCAATCAAATTGGGTATGACGTACACGTTTGGGTTCAGCGGTCTCACTTCCTCCGCCAGTCTTTCATGTGTGCAGGTAACAGCGTCAGCATTCATCAGGTGGTTCCTGATCTGCAGAGACACGTTACTCTTTCTCCAGTACTCGTACTTGGGGTGATCCTTAGGAACCTCCCACCAGTCGTCTGTGTCAACGATGATCTTGAACTTATGCTTTGACCGCATCTCGTCCAAGAACTTGACAGCTAGATGGGTATGCCTACTATAATGCATAATGTCACACCACTCCAAGTCCTCTTCGGTTATCTCGTTTTTTACACGAGCGTCAAGTGTTTGGTTTGGCATGAGTACACGATGATAGGAGCTACCATCTAATCCTTTTACATAGGATAGAATACGCATTAAGGCAAAGTTAAATTAGCGCCAGTTCGGGGGTGTGGAAAACAGGGGGTGAATTATCCAATGATCAGAAGCAGATCCTCAGGACTCATGTTGATGTCATGCTCGCACCCAGACTTGGTAACAATACTGCTACCCTTTGTCTCAACGCTTTCTCCTTCTGGACTGGTATAGGAGATATCTATCTCTACGACAGACTCGATCTGGAACGGGTTGATGTACAAATCATGGAACCATATGAGTCCATCTTCGTAAATAAATGCAGGGAGGTTGATAAATCTTTCGCTCATTTGGTTCCGTCTTGAAGTGGTAAATCATTTCTATCGTCAACCCTCCTGTAGTTCTCGTACCATAGGGTATTAGTTATCATTATAGACTTCTTCACAATTGCCTCCTCTGATTCATCCGGCCACATCAGGTGAAGGCATTCGTGGATGATTATCTCCATATGCTTCTTACCCTTCGCCTTCTGATCTATGTGAACCTCCTGTGTGTTGAAGTCAGCGTATCCCCACGCCTTCTTCAAGTTCCTGTATACGACTTTAAATCTCTTCATAGAATATGTTCCAGTTTTCCTTGTTCTCCTTGAACCTATTCAATGATATATATACGCTACGCTGTAACTCGTTCTTGAAGAAATACCACGTATCCATGTACAGCACATAAACAGCAAACACATCCACACAGTCGATAGGGTACGGTTGGTTGTTATTCCTCTTGAACACCACACCAGTCTTCTTGTCCTTGGTGGTGCACTTGATCTGCACCTTGTAAAACCTGCCGTTACTCTCAACAACCCTGTCGTATATCGTACCTGCATGGATCGGCCTGTTGACAACGAACCCTCTTTGTACCGCACCTGCGTCAAATAGGAACTCGGCAACATCGCCAATCCTGCTGGTATTACTAATATTCAATTACAATAGCTTTATCAACGGGTAAGTATGAATTAGGGCGGACTATTTCACCGCCATTACAGGTCATTTTGGTTGATGTATCTCTTGTGTCGAAGTCGAATGTAAACAGTCCCTGATCGTCAGTCACCTGCCAGATCAGGATCTTATCCTCCATCAGTAGGTTAACAACCAGATAAAATGGAACAGAGAACACATAGCTGGCATCACTGCCGAACTTTAACTTGTCGTGGGTAATCAGGTATCCGCCATTATTTCTCAGGTAATCTACCGTGAGAGGCTGACTACCTGCCATCTTTCTGGACTTGATCTCAGCAACCCCACAGATCGTCAGCACGTTCTCAATCGTCTTGGCGATGACAACGTCAGATGCTGAATCTTTGGTAGACATGTTCATTATGGTGTAACCCTTTGATTCCAGAATGCGTTGTGTGAACATCTGGTGATCAATGAACGTCTTACCTAGTGGTGTTTCACAGTCAAGCATTCTTCTTCTTAAGAAGTTTAAACGCCTTCTTTATTGCAATCTCAGCAGCTAGTCTCCTTTCTTCGATGTGCTCCCAAGACTCCTTGGTAATACTATACGGTATGCTGATCGATATCCCCAGCAGGAACAGGTCGATCTCCAGAGTCTTCAGGTGAATCTGCCACTCGTACTTCTTCCCGTTCAGATAAACTGTCCTTGTGTAAATCATTTCTATTTAATTGAAGTTTGTGAATCATTTCTAAGTACGCCTTAACTCCGTCCATGCCGTTAGCTTCAAAGGCTTTCCTCATCCTGCGGACGTGGTTGATCTCGTGGCTGACCATGTTCGGGTATATCTTCATGTTCCCCTCCTCGTCATAGTCCTCGTAGTATCCTGACACGGTCTGGTCGTAGACCACTGGGAGCCTGTCTGCCAGCTCCCTGATTAGTTTAACCTGTTGTTTTTTCATGTATGCAGAGTATGTTGGAGTTGTACATTACAAATAGATTACGTCCCTCTATCTCGTTCTCAAACATGCCACGCTCCTCAAACTCCACACATGCACCCTCTGGAATGGATGGGTCATTTGACGCCACCACATTTCCACGGGTTAATATTTTCTTGCTGGACATTTCCGGTATGATGATTGTGTCATTGGTAACTGTCTCCTCCATCGGTTCTATTATGATGTGCTCCCCGACAGGAATGATCTTGCCGTCACGGACCACAGCCAAGGCCATGAAGTAGTCAACCATCCAGTAATCTTCACCGTCCTGCTCTATCAGGTTAGACAGATCATTAACTACACCGAAGTTTAGGTACAGCCTGTCTCCTACTTGTACGTTGTAGACGTAGTCATCAGAGATGTTAGGGTTTCGCAGCGGTACTGAGTAGACTGTTCCGTATGGAAATGCATGCTGCTCAGGAGCAAAGGTGGGATCTAGGTAGATGGTTCCGCCATTGAAGTTGACTTCATCAGTGTACCTCTTCTCGAGAATGACAATAATTTTAGTAGGAGATACCATAATGCTAAGATACTTAGCATTCTCTATAATAGAGAGAAGTTATCCTCATAGTTTTCCTCAGGACCGTCATACTCCATCTGTCTGGTTACAATCAGTTCGTCCATTTCTGGTGGGTTTCTTTTAAAAATTCAGTATACTCTTTCTTATCGCCATACTCAAGATGACATGACCTGCACAGGGCCATTAGATTTTCGATCTTGTCTTTACTCTTGACGCCACCCATACCACGACAATCAATATGATGAATGTCAACGGCACGGTTACCGCAGATTTCACATCCGATAAAGTCATCAAGGGCGTAGTCAAAGTATTCAAGGTATATCTTGGTGTGGTTCCTCACCACATTATGGTTATAGTAAAGAAGAAGAATCCCAGTTGGACAACGTACATGTCATGCCATTTATCACATGACTCACACATGTATTGACCCTTTCCTGTCCCTATCCCTATTAGTATGTCACTTGGGAGTAGCTTTATATCTATTCTAACATTACCGATATGTATCATAACTGCACCTAGATTTAGAGATTCCTGAATAAAGCTTCGCTTAAAAGGTTTCCCTTTGCGAAGAAAACTGCACCTGAGTTCATCGACTCCGTCACGCAGCTCTGGGTAACCCCAGCAGAGAGTTAGATCTCTGTCGCTCCTGCTAAAAGCTTAAACATTCCGTCCTCGGATAAACATAGCTTGGGGTTTTGAATGGACCCCGACCCTAGCAGGTGGAACCAAGAAGGCGAAATTACTAAACACTCTATTATAGATTTAGAGTTATCCTCAATTGTGGAAAACACAATATTATCGAGATTGCCCCGTTTATCTTTGCTGTGTGAGTCTGGAAATGGTAACATGTTGCCAGATCAATTGATGTCCTAGAATAGTCTGTAATAGACTCACAGCACTATTCAGAAAGTCGTGACTATTCGTCACGGGTTGGAGGAAGATCTGGATTAGACTTATGTGTGGAAATGGAGGTGGGGTAATGCATATAAACAGGTGGGTATGGGGTCAAATGGGGAGTCGAAATCGGGCATCGGGTGGGGGTCAATTTAGCCGTTTTGGATTCGGTTTTATCACACATATTTAATGCACCATTATGTACGGACGATTCAGTAATGGCTGACACCTAATCGGTTATACATACGATGCGCACAAAACCATCCCATCACGGGTGCAAATGATGGGGGAAATGAAACGGGATAAGACCAATACCAAACGGGAATGCGCATGGGATTTGGATGATGGCGTACGTTGGTGCGTAATCCCAATAACCCCCTCCTCTTTAACCTCACCTAACTATTGTGTATGAAGATTCAGAAAATTGTGTTCCTCCTTCCCTCAGCAGTTGAGGTTGCATCCAAGAGGTATGGCATCCCACCCCTCACCCCGAATGAGGTCTTCGCTATCTATAGCATCCAATACCTTCCCATGAATACCTCCCAAGCATCACTCCTTCGCCATGCATCCAAGTTGGGATATCCTATCACCAATGCTACCATCTCCCGTAGTGTTCATGCTCTACATTCCTACGAACTGATTCAGTTAGATGCTGGTCGGTTCTCTATCTCTCCCCGTGGTAGGGAGTTCTTATCTGCTATCAGGCGGTATCTCTTGAACAAGAGGCTATAATCCCCCGAACTGCATTTTTTTCGATATCTCTGCAACCGACTTGTTATAGATGATAACGTGCTTTGCTATCTCTTCCCCAAACGTGGTCATAGTATACAAATCACCATCACGCCATAAGATTCCAGAATCCATTAATTTCTTCAACAACCCACTCAAAATGGTAGGAGAAATCTGAGGTAATATCTGCGAAATTTTGTTAAATCTGCGTGGTGCATGATGCAGGATAACAACAACATGATGCGCCCATTTTTGCCCAATCAAATCAGTAACAATTGCACAATTTTTAATCATTGCAAACATTATAGCAATATCTTAAACATATCAACATCAATCGTTATGTGTTTAAAAATAATACTACGTTTTTAGTAGTGGGACTGTGTTTTAAACAATAGATTTTTACATAAAATAATGACATTTATGACATGAAAAAACTTCGATTCTATAAACACCAACAACAACTTGTTGAGCAACTGAAGACCAACATAAAATCTATTGAGGATATTACCTATGATGACTATCTGAGAGCCTCTGAGCAGTCCAAGTCGGAGGGTCACGAAGACCCCGAATCTACTGCCATGTATGGACTGATAATCCCACACATCAGTATGGATATTGATCAACTTTTTTAGAGTCTATACAATAGCGAAATGTCTGCTAAAATAATTAAAGTGGATATTGTGTGCATTATTTTTAACTATTTACGAAAACGTTTTCGTTGTTGTTATTACTGCATTATAGCTGATTATATATAATCTATTTTGAAAATATATTTCGCAGTATGTCATATATGACACATCTTTGTGTCTCGATAATAGCGAAAGTTCTTATCTTAGTTCTTTGAAAGGTCAACACACCCACGCCTCTTGGCGGTGACGGATAGCTACCCAAACGATACTGATGCTCTTCAGCATTAAGTCAGAGAAGGATGCGAACGAAGTCATTTGGTGATGCTCTGACCCTTGGCGTGAAAACCCCTTGTTTAGTCGAAAATTGGTGATAAACGGCCCTGCTCCTTTAATCGGGAACAACCCACACACGAAAAGACCCCTTGGTCGAAGTAGGCATCATTAGTAGACGGCAAGACGGCAAGTAACCAACCCATCACACGCATTCAGATTTATCGGATGCGGATAGTGTAGTCATGAGGCTTAATGGGTTGCTATTGTACTTGACCTAATCGGCATTTGTGCCAACATGGTAGTACAACTGATTACACATCCCCAATGGCATTTACATCGGTTCGATTCCGATGGGGGATGCTCACTTAAACACAAAACAATGACAATTTCAACACTTTCTCAATCAGCAATCGAAAGTCTTATTGGCAAAACAATTATTGATGCAAAAGACAATTGGATAAAATTGGACAATGGTGCGGTCATTTACTTGGATGAATCTGAGGTTGAAGCCCTTAATTAGTCCCCCCCGAACTGCAATGGTTGTATAGGCGTTCGATTCGCCTAGCAGTTCCTCATCAAACCACACACACATGACTCAACAAATCAACACATGGCAAGATTGGAAATTCGGTCTTGTCACAAGGGAGGTCTACCGCCTCTCAGAAAATCAGTTTGAGATAAACGACCTCTCAGATGGCTGGTCTTCAGCAATTGTAGACCTCACCACCATGAATGGTCTTCTGAATGGTTCTATCGACTTACTTTCTATTGAATTCAACTAAAACACACGAAATGAAAAAGTACACGTTAAGTATGATTCGCGCCTATGCGACCACCTTCGAGGTTGTTGCAGAGTCAGAAGAGCAAGCCTTAGAGATTCTGCAAAGCAATGAAAGTCGCTATGCTCAAGAATTGGAACAATGCAATGTCATTGAAGAGATTTATCAAACCGAATTTGTTGACAACTAAAACACACGAAAATGCAAAAAACAAACCGCCACTATGACCAAGTCATACAATCATTTGAGCTGAGGTCAGAAACCACCTTGACCGACCTCCAAAAGCACATTTTGGGAATGGAACTTGAAGCACTTGTGGTTAACGTTCTAAACGTTTATTGGAGCAATGAACAAGATGCCAATCGCAAAAGCAGAGAGGAATTCACAAGGGATTATTAAACCGCACACACATGATTATATTCACCACCGCCATCGGATTCACACTTGCCAACATCGTTTTTTATTACTCACTCAAACCTAAAAAATGAAACCACGCATTGTCTTCAGCAGAACACGGAAGGTCAAAAGGTCATATACCATTGATGACCAAATCATCCGCAAGTACATTGCCCTTTATGGGATTTCGATCAAAGAGGCAAGGGAACGATATAGCCTCTTCATTCTTCAAACCAAACTTCAAGCAGTATGAAAAATAATGACCTCAGCTACCTACTGATTGTTATTGTACTTATGGCACTTGCACTATGCATACAATAATCCCCCGAACTGCCCCCATTCTGATGGCATCCGGCTCGTGACCGGAGGCAGTCCTCACTAAAACACAACACAATGACAAGCGAAAAATTTATCTACAATTACATCCTTGTAAACACCGCAAGGACTTGGGAAAGATTAAGAGTCTCAATGCCAAACCAAGAGATGCCACACGATAACATAGCCTCAGTGGATGAAATAATCGAAGTGGCTGAACACATCTACCAAGACCCAGTTATCCAAGGATTCATAAACGCTACTGAAGAAGTCAAGCGTAATGACTATTGGTTAAAGAATACCGAAGAGGGAATGAGTGACATCTACATAGAGGCACAAGCGCAAATGATTATTCAAGAATGGTATTTATAATTTCCCCCGAACTGCCCGATGGTCAGCCATCATTCGCACTCGCTATGCGAGGCAGTCCTCATCAAAACAACACACCATGTATAAAATTGACACAACCGATTTTGACCAAGCAATGCACAAAAGCTACATGAATAGTTACGGGGTCTTCTGCATGGCAATGTCACTGCCTGACCGAAACGAGAGGGAACTTGACTACCTATGGGCAGATGCCATTAAGAAGTACGAAGCCTTCCTTGTAAGTGACTACAATGATTTAAACAAATCTGAATTGGATTGCATTCACGATTACTTAATGGATGCTGAAATTTCAAAGTAATCCCCCGAACTGATAGCAAAGAGCGTAGGCGGTTCGCTACCGCCATCAGTTCCTCATCAAAACACACTCACATGAATTACTCATTTTTTCTTTTTAGCAAGTTATTCGATGTCTACCACACCACGGATATGACTTATGATGCCCTCTTTGAAGAATTAAAGGCAATGTATAAGGATTGGATAATATGGGATGTAGATAATGGTCAGAATATTGGAGAATATGAATCCATCCAAAAGTACTTGGCAACTCATGTGCCAGCCTAATCCCCCGAACTGCCATGGTGTTCAATTGGGTTCGATTCCCAATGCAGTTCCAATACCGATGTTGGTATTATAAAACACACAAAATGAGAACAAAATTAATTGATGCAATTATTGAATTATCAGGAGATGAGTTTGAGTCAAAGCAAGACCTTATAGAATTGGCTAAAGAAAGCGAAGACCAATTGGTTGACCGCCTTATTGCCATAGCTGATTACTATAGGGATAACAATTAAAAATCAGAACTGAGAGCAATGTGCGAAGGTGGTTCGTTACCACCCTCAGTTCCTCACTAAAACACACCAAATGATAGTAACAATTAAAGACATCGAAATCGATGTAAGGTCTGAGGACTGCCTATATGTAACTATAGGAGACTGGGTGGTCTACATTGACAATAGTACGGGAGAAAAAATCATTGACTCATTTAAAAAAAGCGACCATGAATAACAACGCACTCAAAGGGGAAAGCACAATCAAAGTAAAGGAAACCTATTGTGGGGGATTACCGAAAAATGTAGGCTTCCCAAGGGGTATGGATGGTTACATCATGCCAAAGCATGAGTACTATGCTGAACTCCGTAAAAACGGCTATGAGGTTGAAATAACCGACAATGGGGTGTTCGTTACAAAAAAGTAATCCCCCGAACTTGGATGGTCGCATGGCAGTTCGACTCTGCCACAAGTTGCTCATCAAAACCACACAACTATGGGATTTTTTTCTTGGCACACTCAAGACACCGACAAGTCAATTGCTAACAATTTTTCCGAACGCCCAACATTCAGAGTCTACATGACCGATGACAAGGGCAATCAATGGATGGAAGAATCTTACGATGGCTACGGGGTGTTTGGTGGTATGGACTATTTTGAACTTGTTGCAAAGATGAACGGGCTTGAAACTCGTTCACAAGGGATAGACTTCTATTATGATAACAAAGATTGTCTCTCCCCTAATTTATCAGAATCGGCTGATTGGGTTTGGAAAAACGAGCAACCAAAACGATGCGCTGACCAAGGGTATTTTTACGATTTCTAACCCACCCCCGAACTGCGAGGTATGACCGAAGTCGGAGCGAAACCGACCGCAGTTCCTCATCAAAAACTACACAAATGAAATTCAATAAAGAAGTCAGAGACTATGCTAAAAAGTATACTGATATGTATGGTGTTGAAAAGGTTAAAAGATTAATAAGCGAATCTATCCATGACTTGTCTACCGAAGATGATGCCATAACCAACATCAATCAATTGTACTTTTTTGTAAGAGTCTTGAATCACATCAAACAAACATATTAATAACATGGAAAAGTTGATCGAATTAATCCACAAGCATGACTACGATTGGAGCATGATTGATGAGCAGAATAGGTGGGACGATGGTTTCGCCATTGAAAAGCAAATCAGGGAAATGCTCAGGCAGTACCTATGGGAAGACATTGAACCTCACATCCAAGATGAATGGAGAAGGTTAGCAGTGAAGAGATTGTTTTAGTGTGTGTTTTTTTTACCCCCGTCCGTTTCTACGGATGGGGTTTTTACTTGTCATATAACAACCAAAAAAGCACGTATTCGTGCCTTATAATGAACTTTATTGTAATACCAATCGACCTTATTACATCCACTCCAAACAACATGGAGTTGGGAAGTAAAGTAAGAGAACTTTTTTTTGAACACAACTCGTGGACGGGGGATACCGAACAACAAAAACCATGCATACAAGAGACGGAAGACAAGTAGCCAACTTGTCCTTTAACAATGAAATCAACCGCTACATCGGGTCAGTAAACGGTACACCTTTGACTTGGCTTCCAAACGGGAGAAGGACTGACAAGAACCAATCCAAACTCGATCTTACCGAGAAGCCAAGGGTCTACATCAACCTCAAGTCATGGGGTGGTGAGATTATGACTTGTGGAAAGGTATACCCTTCAAGGCAAATGGCAAGAAAGCATAAAGGCAGAGGATTCATCAAAACAATTGAAGTAGAACTATGAGACTAAAATTAAACTACCCCGTTAATGGGTGTGACCTTGACCTTTTTATTGATGGTCAGGCAGAAGGACAATTCGCAGAGATTCACAAGCTAATCGCCAAGTACAATAGCGTTGAGGTCTTCCGTTACGATGAAGACGAGGCTGGACTGCTGGCTGGAACAGGTTTGTCATCCGAGATTATGAACATAGCACAATCACTTTTAATTGAAACCAATGACGAAATTTCGGCAGATTATTAACGCACTCAGTCAGGGCGCATCTATCTCATGGGGGTTGGACGGATACTCCTCCCCCGAACCGACCGACCGCCTAATGGAAATCTGCGAAGTGACTGACGAGGCAAGGGTAGGATTCCACATTGGAGTCTACTTGGCAAGGGCAATCCACTTTGAGGATTTGAAGATAACCTTCATTCAAAATAACGGATATCTTAAAATTTACTATTAATGTTAACATTTAACCAGTGGATGGCCCATATCTATAGAGAACTCGGCTATCCTGAAACCACAATTATAGCATATGAGCAAAATACCCGACGTGAAACTACTATTCCGTACAATAAACAATGGTCTGAGCAAGATCGAAGAGCTACCGCTCTCAGAAAGAACACGAACCTTAGAATCGTTAAGAAGGATTAACGAGGAGATGTGCGACTACGTAGTTGATTTAGTAAAGTTTGTTGAAAAAAGGAGGCAAAATGAAGGAGCAAATATATAAAGATGTGTGCGACAAGGCAAAGGAAATTAGCGGACTTGATATCCGATACACGAGAAGCAGAAAGAAGGAAATCGTATCGGTTAAGTGCGCCATTGTAAATGCGATGCACAAGTATTACGGACTGAAGTTGGTGCAGATTGGAACCTTGATGGGATTCCACCACACCACGGTCATGCACCACTTGAGAGACCACCCTTCAAGGTATAGGTTTGACGATGAGTATGCTCAGATCTTCGACAAGCTATCTCGACACGCCATTTCAACCACCGAGATATTGTCAGTAGATAAGATGATGAACCTGATGAAGTCTGCCTTGGCTATCTAACCAACCATTGTGTAGTGTAATGGTCATTCGACCTGTGGAAACACGCCCGAATCGGGAATTGTGGGTTCGACTCCCACCACCTTGGCATATTCAATTTCAAACGTTAAAGTGTGCTGAAAATTGAGGATAAATTTCTGCATAACCTTTGCAAAGTCAATAGAATCAATTACTTTGCATTACCAATGAGTCATCCGGCAATATTATGTTAAATAGATAGTTGATGATTATCAACTAGTTGCAAAAAAGTGTGCTCATTTGGTGTGCTTAAATGAGACATAATTTCACCCGAATTGGCCTGTACATCATCGTTATCACACGTAAAAATACATTGTGGAAAACGTGTATTTATTTTATTGATATTTACACTATTTTGCATACCTAAATTTTTATTATGAAGATAACGTTTTATGCAAGAGGTTCAGTAGTTCAAGCCAGAATATCTGATGGCAAGGACTTTTACCGCCTCTCTACAGGAATCGATATAGAGCCACACCACAAGTTCAACGGTACTTTTAAAGGCAAAACCATTGAGGTAGCTAAGCTCAATGCAGAGCTGTCCAAGTGTCAATCCAGCATAACAGACTTATATCTCGAACATAGAGACTTTAAGTTGGTTAAGGAGCACTTTAATAGATTCACCCCCGAACTTCCACAAGGCGAAACTTACCTCCTACATGATCTACTGAGAAAGTATGTAGCTGGTATGGCTAAGGGTGAATTATTGAGCAGTTCTAAAAGGAAATACAGTAAGGCTTCTGTTACCCTTTATAAGTACGTTGCAGGCTTGCTAACCGAGTTCTCTAACTATTACCGACCACTGGATCTGCGAGATTTCCATATCGACCCAACATGGGAATCAATCAAGAAGCGTGAAGTGGCTGATCAGTTTGCACAGTATTGGAAGAAATACGAGAGTTATCTTATGGAGCGTAACCTTGGAGTAAAAAGCAGGTCAGAGGTGATGAATATGACTGGTGTCATGGCTAAGTACTGGGCAGATCACCTGTTTTTTATGTTGCCAAAAGTACCAAGACTCAGTGGACATGAGAGAGCTATCATAGTACTCCCCTCTGACTTCGTTAAGAAATTTCTTAATGATGATGATAAGGTTTACCCTAAACTGACACCAGAATTGAGGTTTGTTTGGGAGTTATCGGCAACTATCCTTATCACTACCCTTCGCATTGGTGATGCAATGAGTTTGAAAGAAAATGATTTCACATTCACCCGTGATACCGTCTTCATGAGAAAGAAGAACGAAAAGACAGGAGTCTATTCAGAGATGCCACTACCCCCATTCCTTTCCAATATCTACAGGGACAATCTGACAAGGCTGGGAAGAATATATAGCATTGAACCGAATAGGGATATTGTGTACGATAATATCAAAGTTTTATTTAAGATGTATGACGATATGCACGAGACCGTGTCTGTTGCAGAACTTGATATAAAAGGCAATGAACACGTGGTTACCAAGCAGTTATGGGAATGGGTACACCCTCACCTACTGAGGAAAACTGCCATCACCACGATGATATACAACAAGGTTCCTGAGAGGTTCATCAAGTTCGCCAGCGGACATACCACCAACTCGAATGCGTTCGAGAGGTACGTTGGACACGTTGAAAAGTATTACAAATCAGAAATAAACGACTACTATGGAAAAATGTTTAATTGATTATATGGCGTTAAGTCCACTGAGAAAAGTACTAGCATACGCCAAAGAGAAGAACGATATCGACCTGATTGTTGAAGTTGAAATGATGCTTGATGATGAGGAAGAAGTAATTAAGAGTACCTATCGTGATGCTATTGATTTTGTTGTCATTGGTCTATTACACAACGAAAAATGGCCCACCGCAGATGAATACTTCGAGCAGAACTTCACCCCCTAAATTTTATTTATTAAAACGAACCCTCGGTCATTTTGATCGGGGGTTTCTCAATTATTAAACCATGACAGAAGCACAACCTCACTACTATAATGAAAGGCAATGGGTAGTTTAACCAACTGTAAAGGCACTGACTGTCCTATGAAGGATACCTGCCAACGCTATTCCCCCGAACCGCCTCCCCCCTACTTTACAGAACCTCCTGTGAAGGATGGTAAGTGCATCATGTACTGGGGCGCTGAACAGCAATCTATTTACGAACAACTAAAAGAGATCATGAAATGAAGAAATGTCCACGATGTAAAGAAGAGAAACCCAAGACAGCGTTCTTTAAAAGCACAACAACGGTTGATCGAATGTCAACCTACTGTAAAGCATGTGAAAAGATGTACAAAAACAGGAAGAAGGATCAGTACTCTGATCTATACGGTCTTATTTAACCAACTTGTCTACGATCTTTTTCATTCTATCCAGCTCATCCTTCAGTCTAGTATTTTCTTCAATCAATTTAGCCGTATTATCAGGCGATTCTAGACCATCTATTATATAGTCGTATGAAACTCCTAGTCTATTATGAATCACTCTAAGAACGTCAAAATTAGGTGTATATAACCCATTCTCCATAGCTCCTATAGAACCAGTGGCTAAGTTTACAAGCGTAGCCATTTCTCTCTGAGTTAATCTAGCATTTATTCTAACCTCTCTTAGTCTTTTACCTATTTGTTCTTTTTTCATGTTTGGGTTTTTTCATGTCTATGATATAATGCAAATATATGTGCATAATTATTAGGAAAACTAATAATTTGTTAAACATACTCTCTATAATAGATCATTTAACTTTGTATTATGTACGACTATGTAAACGACAGGATGATTGTAGACGGTGTTGTCTATGGTCTAAATAACTACCGCAAGTGGTTGGTTAACAATCACGAACAGCTTTGTGCTGGTCATTTTATCAAGTCCATTCTGGTCAGTAACAAGACTCGTATGACATACGACTGGCAGTCAATCTTCCTCAAAGCTGAGGAATATCAATTCTTAAAAAACTATATCAATGAAGTCAATTTTACAATCGCTCAGTAAGTTCCAAGACGTGTGCCCTGCCATCGTCAAGTCAGCAAACAACCCCTTCTTTAAGAGTAAGTACGCCAGCTTGGATGATATCCAGAGGCACATCAGACCTCACCTCAAGTCATGCGGACTGGTGGTCACACAGGCAAACGTGGTGATCGATGGCGCACCCTATGTAGAGTCCCGTGTGTGGGATGTCAGCTCGGGGGAGAACATCTTCAGCCAGTTCCCTGTGATTGTCGGCAAGGTATCAGCACAGGACTATGGTTCTGCTGTATCCTATGCCAAGAGGTATTCACTGACAGGTCTTCTTAACCTGATCGTTGCCGATGAGGATGACGATGCGATTGCTGTGTCTGGTAATATTGTTATCAATAATGGTACAAATAGTTTTGGTAGTGTTATTAAAGGCAACCCATCATTCACTCAGGCAACTCCCCCGAGCACGCCAACTTCTGAACTCCCTTCACTTCCTTCCGATAAGTACGATGCTATGGTGAAGTTCATCACCGATGGCAAGATCAAGGAGGTCGAGTCCGCCATCAAGAAGTACACTCTGAACGACTCACAGAAGAAGCTACTCACTGCAATGATTAATCAATCCAAGTCTGAAGCCGTAATAAAATCTGCAAAAAAATGAAGCACCTAAAACTAACACCAACGGCTAAGCTAAGCGAGGCCGAATGGCAGACCTTACGCCAGTCTTTTGTAACCAAGGGTATGGTAGGTGGTTCAGATGCTGGGACTCTACTCGGTTTAAATAAGTACAAGTCCCCTATCAACATGTTCTACCAGTCAGTCGGCATCAATTCGTTGCCATCTCAAATGAATGCCATCATGCTACACGGGAAGCAACTTGAGGAGTATGTGGCAAAGTGCTGGCAGTACTATGACGGGACAGACGAGGGTTGGGTTGCTAACACCACCGCCAACAATAAGATTAAGAGATACAAGAAGGTCAAGGCTATTATAGAGAACCCAAAGTATCCGTTCCTCTTTGCTAACGTGGACGGAATTATAACCAAACATCCAACCTACGGGAAGAAGAAGGGTATACTGGAGATCAAGACGATCTCTGGTTACTCTTCGGATTCCTACGAGGGTGGCATTCCCCCGAGCTACCTGCTTCAGATACAGCATTACATGCTGGTGTGTGAACTACAGTACGCAGACATCTGCTATCTGAAGGACGGACGGGAACTGGGTTGTGTAACCTTCGAGGCGGATGTAGATCTACAGCTGTCCATCCTCGATGAAGCCATCAACTTCAGCAGGAGGGTTCACCAAGCAAGGAAGGCAATCGAAGGTGTCGAAGATGATAACGAAGCCTTGCAGATAGCATCCCAGTTTGAACCAGATGCTGATTCATCAATGGCTTTCAACGCATTCGTCTCTGAAAAGCACAAAGCTCGGGAGGAAGAGGTGACCATCCAAGGTGGTGATGAGCATGAGAAGTGGGCGTATGCATATAGGGACATCAGTGATGAACTCAAAAATCTGGAGAATGACAAACAGTTGTACCAGAACAGACTCAAGCAGGTGATGGAGAAAGAAGGTGCAACCACTATGGTATTACCCAATGGCAAGATAACGTGGAGAAAACAGTTTCAAGTCCGCTTATAAAATAAATACTATGATACGATTAAATGATATAGAAAAGGTAATGAAGAGTCAGTTCGTTTGGGACAGGGAAGGTCTGAAGCCGATGCAGGTCAACGAAGAGTATGAAGGAAACAAGGAGCTGGCAAGGACTGTGTTCGTTGGACTAGCGGACATGTATGGATTTGAAGCGACCGAGGTGATGCAGTATATCGACTGCGGATATGATTCGTATCGCCATAAGATATCACAGTTCAGGGAAAGCTACAAGATCGGCAGGGAAAGGGATGACGCAGGTCAACTAAAAAGCTTTGATGATTCTATCAACAAGCTGTACATCAAGACGTGCCTGTGTCTGAACAGCATTCAACACAAGACTCAAAGAAACCCATACTTGAAACTTGAAGAACTTCTATGATATCATTAATAGACCACTCGGTAAGGCAGAGGTTAAACCTCCACCCCGTCACGTACATGGTATGCCATGCATGTGCACAGCACTATCCCCTGATGAAGGGCACTGGTGTATCCGCCCTGTCTGAAATGCTTGGACTGAACTCCGGTACAGTCACACAGAGCATGAAGGACCTGATCGATAAGGGACTTGTTGAGAAGGTTGTTAATGGTTTCTACTACCCTACTACCAAATGGTACTTGGCGCATGATGGAGAAGACGTTGTTGTCGTAACCATCTCGGAAGATCTCGCTAAGGAAGTGATTGAATACTTTAACGAGGTGAACGAAACCAAGTACCAGCTGCACAACAACATTGAGATGGTGAAGAAGGTGCTGAAGGCAAACCCGAAGCTTACCATCACCCACTTCAAGAGTGTGATAGCACACAAGAAAGAGACATGGGGTGTTGAAGATAAGATGAAGGAGTACAACAGACCATCGACAATCTTCTCCGGCAAGTTCCTCAAATATTTAGACGATGCCAATCACTATTGGATAAATAAACAAAAACATGATTCAGCAACTACAATCCTTGGGGATTAATGTAAGGACAGGACAGCACGGTAACGTAAAGGTCCCATGTCCTCAGTGTTCCCATACAAGAAAGCATAAGAGCGATCCGTGCTTGAGTGTGCTGATCGAAGAGGGCATATACAATTGCCATCACTGCGAATTTAAAGGAACTGTGAAGATGGTGACACCGAAGAAAGAGTATGTTAAGCCAACCCCCGAACTGAAAAATTTGTCTCAGCCTATTATTGACTGGTTTGCAAGTCGTGGGATTAGCAATCAAACTCTTTTAAGATACAGATTATCAGAAGGTTTAGACTACATGCCTCAAGTTGAAGCAGAGGTAAGAACAATTCATTTTAACTACATCTACAATGGAGAGATTTATAACATTAAGTATAGGGATTCTAATAAAAATTTTAAGTTGGTTAGTGGTGCTATGCTTGGTCCTTACGGCATTGATGTTGTACTTGATAATTCGTCCACTGAACTGGTTATTACGGAGGGAGAGATCGATGCAATGTCTTTCTTTGAAGCAGGAGTTAAGACTGCTATATCAGTACCTAACGGAGCTAGTAAGGGGTCTCAAAAGCTAGACTGGTTAGAGGAGTTCATCCATTTATTCGATGGAAAGAAAATATACCTAGCCACCGACATGGACGAGGCAGGCATTGCTCTCAGGAATGAACTTGCCAGAAGATTAGGTAAGGACAACTGCTACATCATAGAGTTTCCACACAAGGACGCCAATGAAACCCTAGTCAAGGAAGGTAAGGAAGCACTGCTCAACTGTTACAGGTCAGCCACTGTATTCCCTGTGGACGGTATCGATGACGCATTTAGTGTCAAGGATGAATTGTATCAGCTGTTCGAGAGTGGTACACCTGATGGTTATACTGCAGGATACGAGATGGATAATGAGTTCATATGGCATCCCGGTCAGGTAACACTGGTGACTGGCATCCCCGGTCATGGTAAGTCAACCTTCATTAAGAATATTATCTACAGGCTGGCTGCGATGCACGGACTCAAGTCATTTGTCTACTCAGCTGAGGAGGCTAACACAGCCTTTGCCCTGTCAGATATGTACCAGATCGCTACAGGTAAGAGCTTCTTTACAACACCGTTCTCTGAGAGAATGACCAAGCAAGACCTCGAGGACTACATGCCATTTATGAATGATCACTTCAAGTACTACAGGTTATATGACAATGACCTAAGTATTGATGGCATCATCGAGAAGGCAAAGGGTATGGTCAAGAGGTTTGGTATTAACATCCTTGTCATCGACAACATGAGTACAGTTGAGAAGAGCATGAGCAACCAGACTGATACACGTCACCACCAGATCAAGGTCATGATGACTGATGTTAGCAGGTTTGCTAGGAATTATGGAGTGCATGTCTTCTTAGTAGCGCATCCAAAGAAGATGACTGAGTTGAAGAGTGGTGTTTATAAAGTGCCAAGCGGATACGATGTCGGTGACAGCTCACACTTCTACAACCTTCCTGACAATGGCATCTCTGTTTACAGAAATATGGAGACACGCCAGACTGAGATACACAGATGGAAGGTAAGGTTCAAGTACACTGGTCAGGTTGGTACTAGCTTCTTCACGTACAATATTAATAACAGCAGGTACATATCTGCAGAAAGAATAAACGATGGCACAGACAAGACGAAGTTCATCGGTCAGCCGATCACAAAGAACGACATCCAAAGCTTCGCCTCACTCGCAGGTTCTGTTTAAGGAGAACTGGAGGTACTATAACAATGGCGGTGCGTGGTTGGAGTATGTGGAAGACAGGTCGGGGGAAGGATTATTAGAACAAATAAAGCTAGAGGATATTAAACCGGGACAACCATACTACATGCAACAGATCTACAAGCGGAATGAGTTTCATCCGACTGTATTCCATCAGAGTGTGTCATGGTCATCCATTGAAGAAATCTATAAAACAGGAAGGATATGGCGATTAATCCAAGAGTCAAAGGCCACAGCTACGAGCTTACCATCAGAGATTGGTTTAGGGATCTAGGCTGGACCAAGGCAGTCAGCTCCCGATCAGAGTCCAAGAACAAGGACGATCAGGGTATTGACCTGTGCTACACTGATCCCTTCTCAATCCAAGCGAAGGCAGTAGAGAAACTGGGTAGCATCCATGACATACTAGCACGGATGCCGAAGGATGACAACTACAATCTAGTCTTCCACAAGCGTAATCGTAAGGGGACCATAGTCGCCATGACTCTTGAGGATTTCAAAGAAATATTAGAGATGTTAATTCAAAACCAAATTATAAAACCATGAAGCTAACAATCGAGACAGGCACTATTGAGGTATGGGTGCTTATCCCCAACATCGCAGTACTATACCACCCAGACGAAAAGAAATTTGAAATCGGTGTGTACTTCCTTAATTATTTTTTAACACTCAATATAAAAACCAAATGAGTACAGTACAATCAGCAGGTGCGGCATGGAAGAAGACCATCAACACCAAGAACGGACCATTAGAGGTCCTCAGTATCACCATCGGAGAGCAGCGTTACACAGCTTGGCCTAACACCTTCAAGAAAGAAGGAGAGAGATCTCCTGACTACAGGTTGCAGGTTGACACCTACCAGCCTAAGGCTGAGTTAGCAAAGACTGAGAACAGCGATCTACCATTCTAATTAACCGGGGAGGGTCACTCCTCCCCTTATTTTTTTTTTACATGCAAGTATTTACATCACATAAGATAGGAGAAGAAGCAAAGCATTTGGATTACTTAATCGAGAAAAGCTACAGGACAACCACCATCACCAGTATGGATGGCGAGGAGCTCGGGGGAATACTAGACAGCGAAGACGACATCACAATTGAAATCGCAGGACAGGAGATAATACTTGGATATTGCGAAGCTGAGGTACTGCTTGCATTGCTGTTGGCTACATACGATAGCAAGATGATTATTAAGGAATCCAAAACAATCGCATCCATATGATCATAGGTCTGAATGGTTACGCAAAATCGGGAAAGGACGAAATCGCAAACGCTATCAGGTCTTTACATCCAACATGGAAGATCAAGAAATTCTCAGGTAAACTCAAGGATATCGCCAGCATACTAACAGGTATACCAGCAGAGTCATTCGAGGACCAGTCCTTTAAAATGAAACACCTGATGGGATGGGATATGACTGTAAGGGAATTGCTCCAGAGATTGGGAACTGAAGGCGTCAGAAGTGGAGTACACACAGACGCATGGGTCAACGCACTTTTTGTGGACTACTACCAGTATGCTAAGTGGATTATCACTGACGTAAGATTCCCCAACGAGGCGCAGTCCATTAAGGACAGAGGTGGTGTGTTAATAAGAGTGAACAGACCCGGGGTTGGTCCCGTAAATAACCACCTATCAGAGACAGCACTGGATGACTGGAAGTTTGATCATGTTATCGACAACAACGGAACGTTACAAGAATTAAAAATTAAATCAATATCACTGTTATGACAAAGATTGGAATCATCCCCAGCGAACAATACGTATTCGTCACGGGATTAGAAGAGAAGACTGTTCAAGGTAAAGAGATTATATCATTCCTCAACCAGTCAGGACCGAAGGTGTCAGATCTAAAGGAGTTGTATGTGTCCATCTCAAGAGCAATCGAGGAAGGCAACGACCTCAGGTTGGGGATAGTAGTTGGTCAGGTATTATCAAAACTAAATGAACTAATCAATGAAGCTAACTGAGTCACAGTCTGAGTCTTTTGAATTACTGTACGCCAGCATATGTAATGGTCTCCTGTATTCAGAGGATCTGTTGAGTAATACCAACCTGCGTGGATCAGTGTCTCCACTAGTAACCAAGCTGAGATGGATGAAGACGGCTCTCGAGTTGAAGATCCCTCCAACCAACAGGAAGACAGCTCGGGAGGACGACCACCTGTTCTATGATGAACTGCTCAGGTGCGCAACACACATGGGCGCCAAGGAGAAAAAGAAACTTGAAGAATTTATAAATAAGCTATGAAGATTCTACACATCAGCGACACTCACGGTATGCACGAGCAGCTACCGGGTGAGATATTTAAAGATATCGAGATGGTCATCCACTCTGGTGACTGCTCTAACTGGAGAGACCCTGCACGTAACTCCCACGAGGTGTTCGACTTCTTGGAATGGTACATGACTATCCCGGTTGAGCATAAGATCTATGTCGCTGGCAATCACGACACCAGTATTGAGAGGAGAATGATCACTAGGGAAAACTTTGCAGATCGGGGGATCACCTACCTAGAACACGAGGATGTCACCATTAACGGATTCAAAATCTTCGGATCACCGTACACTCCTACCTTTGGCGAGTGGTCATTCATGAAGTCTAGACAGACCATCAACCGTGTATGGGATGCCATGTCGACTGACATAGATATACTGGTCACACACGGTCCTGCAAAGGGCGTTAGAGACCTGTCAGAGGAAAGGGATGGAGAACTTAAGCAGTGTGGAGACAGCTCACTAATGAAGTGGATATTCAAGTATAGACCCAAGGCGCATCTGTTCGGTCACATCCACGACATGGATGGCATACACAACCAAGGTATCGCAAGGTTCAGTAAGATAGACACCATCTTCTCAAATGGCGCCTGCGTAACTGACGGAAGGTTTGACCTTGGACTAACCTCACATGGGAATATTCTAGATATACGTTAAAAATAACAATTATGAAGATCATAACAGATGCATACAACGCAGGATACGATGACGCCAATTGCAACCACGTCAATGACGCAGACATCTACGCACATCATTACCTGTACAGCAGGGGTTTGGATACCGTTCCTATGCTGATACGGGAACCATCAGGATACAAGGTCATATCTCTAGAATGGTTAGGTCACAGGATAGATAGGTATGATGTGTATGCAAAGTGTCTTGAGAAGTTGAGAGAGTTCCCCGAACCGCCACCACCTCAGACCATTGCAAAAATTGTAATAGAAATAATCGAGAACCTATGACAGCAAAACAGAAAGCAGAGGAACTAGTAGACTGGTTCACTGAAGTCAAACCACCCAAGCTGTCCGACTACTCCAAGATATATTCTCCAACGGCTAGACTCTGTGCACTTAAAGTGGCAGAGGAAGTGTTGGGATACATGGGGGCGGACAGGGGATACCAATTTTGGACAGATGTAAAAGAAGAATTAATGTAGTTGGCCAGAGCTCGGGAGTTTTAGTTTATGTACTCATCTACCACCACGTTGTGCTCACCTAGGATATCATGTATCCTATCGAAGACAAGTTCAACAACCTCCCAGTTATCTAGCTTCTTGCCTTCCATCTGTTTACCCTCCAGTCCGTACATGATCCCCTTCTTGGTGTTATGTACAATTTCCCACAGCGCCATAGCTATGTCAAGGGACTTGGTACACCTGAGGTGTGCCATCTTATCATCGAAATCATCCAGATCAAATTCAAGTTTAGCTTTCATGACTTATTTTTTAACAGAGATCTTGTCTACCTTCTTTGTTTTTTGATTGTAGTTGTAGATGTCCTCTACTGTGCTTGATCCGGACTCTCCCTTAGTTGTCCTTGAAAAACTAGTTACAACAGGCATTGTTGCAAATCTCTTGCCATACATAAGTGAAGATGGTTCTGATTCAGATTCCTTTACTCCAAACAACTTCTTAACCTTGTCGTCAGCGAAACCTTTATCCCTTATTGTTGATATGGTTGACACGTAGTCTTCGTAGTCAGTGCCAAGAGCTCCTTTAATCTCATCAGGAGTAAGGTACTGTTCGTATTTAGTCTGCTCTACGTATTCGTTTCTCTTTGAAGGATCTTTCCTCATTGTAGCACCCAATCCACCGAAGAAACTATCATATCCAGATTGATCCTTTTCCTTCAATTTATTATTGAGTATGTCCCTGTAGTATATCAGTTTAGCATTAGCTGAGTAATACTCATCATCTCCTACAGGTCTCCTAGGAGGTTTCTCTGGAACTGGGCCTTCCATCTCTGATGGCGCCATTGATAACGATCTTAATAGTGACATAGTTTACAAAATTATTTATAGTCTATTGAAATGATTGACAGAACAGGGGGTGGTTATATGATCACGTAACCATTCTTATCCTTAGCACCTCTGTTGTAATTCTCAAGCAACTGCTTAACAGACTTACCAAATGTCTTTTGGAAGTGTGGCATATCCACGAATTTCCAATCTCCCCCCCACTCCCATCCATAACGTTTGAATATCGCTACTACCTCCATCCAGTCAGAGACCTTGTCTCCATCGAAGTCGGTCTTGGTGTCCCACACCGCAGTCTCAAACGTTCCGTTACCATCCTTATCCCACAGCAGGACTATGTCCACCGCTAAAGAGAAGTTATGGTAAGACTGGCCACCTTTGGCGTTAGTAACCTTACTTCCGGGCT